CACACGTTCACCGCCAGGAAGGGCGGCATGGCCGCCGACTGGCCGGAGATGGAAACCGCCTGGGCACCACTCCGGGAAAACATATAGCGCAGGGCCGTGGATGGGTTGGTGATGGTATTGGCCGCGGTGTTATGCGTCCGGTAGCCAGCCGCTGCCGGAAAGCCGGAAGGGGGATTGTCCGAGTCATAGCCCTGGGCATTGGCGTTGCTGTCCGCGTTATCCGATTTCCGCGTGAACACCGTGTACTGCGGCATATGCTGGGGCTGCAGGGTAAAGCTGGCGGAGGACACATCCAGCGACTGAAGGTCAGCGGAAGCACCGCCTGTCTCCAGCACATGCTTAGTGCCGGCCGCCAGCAGGAACACATCCTCCAGGCGGCCCCAGCGCGTCCACGGCCACAGGATATTCGGATCAAAAGCCTCGTCCAAAGTCTGAATGACGCTGCCCACGGGATGAGCGGTGTCCACCAGAAGTTCCATGATCTCCGTGCCGTGGGTGTAGAAGGGCCAATCCGGAGTCACCTCAACGCCATAGCGCCGGGAGATCTGGCCAAACGCCACCCCCTTTCCGCCGGCCATGCGGTGGATGGTGTAGAGGGCGGTGCCGATATCCGCGCCGGCGGAGGCGGTCTGGCCCAGGCTGTCCGTGATCGTCACGGTGATGGTGTAGCCGGTATCCTTGTCGAGGCTTCCGCCAACGATCCCCGTGCCACCGGGGAGACTGCCGCTGGCGACCACCGTTGTGCTGCCCGTCCGGGTGATGCTGTAGGTCCAGGACGAGACCGTCACGGATGCTGCAGCCGTAATGCTGGCGTAAGCGCCCTCATCACTCTCCGCCCCGGAAGCTGTGCAGCGGATCACGTCCAGCCCTGTCAGTACAGGCACCGGGCAGGCGGTCACGGTAATGCTGCGGACATCGGTCGCCGTGAAGCCTCGGGAGTCGGTGACAGTGGTGCTGATGGTATAGCTCCCAGCCGTCCGCAGGAGAATCTCTGTGGCAGAGCCGCTGGCCGCACTGAAAGAGCCGTCCGGGGTCAGAATGCTGATGGACGCAGCAGACGCGCCATATCGGGCGGAAGCTGTAGGTGTGACGCGCAGCGTGGTATGGTTCTGCAGATAGTCCGCCCCGCTGGCCGAGGCAATGCTGTCCTTGGTTTTCGCCAAGGCGACGGAGACTGAAGGCAGGGTATCCCCGTCCTGCGGAATAGCAAGCCGGGCTGAAGCAGTAGAAGTGCCTACCAGGGCGCCGTCCGCGGTGAGGGTCTTTACGGTGATGGTGCCGGGAATGGTGCCGCTGTTGGGGTTGGCCTGATACAGGGCCGGAAGGCTTTCTGCCGGAACCGCCCAGGCGGGAGAGCGGGTGGACGCGCCGTAGCTCAGTTCTCCGCTGGTAACACTGCCATATGTCCATGTGACTGTATGCTCCACGGTGCTAACGGTGTTGGTGATATTCACCGTCTGCGGCTCGCCGGCCACGGCATCCGGCACAACAATGGTGGAAGGAACCGCATTGCTACTGTAGTGCAGGATCAGGGAGATATTGGTGTATCGGGCCATGGAATAGGCCGGACGCCGGAACCGAAGTGTAAGAGAGCCGCTGGTCCTGCCGGACCACGATTCCTTCGGCAGTTCAAGGGTCACTTGGCCGAGATTGGCCACCTGGCCGGTATAGGATCCACGGCCGATGTTGCTCTGGTCCACCACATAGACATAGTATCCGCCGGGCTCCGCAGTAAAGGAGATGGAGAGTCCCTCCAGCGTATACAATGATGTGCCTGGGTGAGACCAGGAGACAGTGGCATCATGGTACTGCGTTGCGGAGCTGGCGTAGGCGATGGTAATTGCTGACGGGGCAGCCGCTATGCTCTGGGTGCTCATGAACTCACTTCCATTCTATGCTGTACTCATCTGTCACTGAAATAGCGCCGTTTGCCCCGGTCAGGACACAGCGATAATACCCGCGAAGAGCCGTTGAGGAAGTACTCGTCCTCGTCTGTGCCTGCGGATTGTTTGAAGAACCAACATTGGCCCATGCACCGTTGGATTTATTTCCACTTCTGTATTGCCACTGGTAAGAAAGAACACCGACAGCATAGAAGGAAACGACAACCTGTTCCCCCACCGCAGCAGCGCAGTACGCCCTGGGCTGAACCAGCACCATCGGCGCATCCGCCATAAATGGGCGAACCACCTTAGTGTAAACCTCGGAACCATCCGCCCCCGTCAGACGGCAGCGGTGTTGGCAGCTGATTCGCTCTGCAGTGAAGTTCAGTGTGAATGATTTTGTGTTATACCCCGCAGCAGTGTGGTTTGCCCACTCATCGTTGGGAAACCGGTACTGCCACTGGTAGGCTGTCACATGCTCCGCTTCCACCGTGAGGGTGTAAGACTCAGGCCAGGCGGTGGTTCCGGTCTTGGGATGCGAGCCGGAAACCATGGCCACCACAGCATCCTTCGGCTCCAGGAGGATGATGGGCCGCAGTGCACTGGCCGAGCCATTCCGCCATTTGTCCGCCACGCCGGTCGGGAGCGCGATCATGTCATACCAGCCCTCGGTGAGGGTACCTACGGAGAGGGACCTATTGGAGCGGAGCCGGTCAGCATACCCGCCTTCGATGCCAAAGGAGGCGGCCACCACGCCATTGGCGCGGTTTACAAAGGCCATCTCTCGGGCGGTGAGCTGCTGTTCCCAGGCCTGCTCCTGATCCTGCGTCAGGCGGATCCTGTCCTGCTCGACAATGAAATGCGTGCCGATCCCCGCTTCGAGGTTCTGCACGCTGGTCTCCACCGCTACCGCCCGGGCTTCTACAGCACCAATCCGCTGCCCGACGGCAGTATTATGGGCATTGAAGGCAGTCTCGGTGACCCGCAGGGCGATGCTCTCCCGGAGCTGCTCCACCGTGCTGGCCGTTTCAGTCCGGAGAGTCTGCAGGCTCTCGGCCGCCTGCTCTGCGGCAGTGGCCGCACCGTCGGCGGTCTGCTGGGCGGCATCAGCGCTTTGCTGGGCAGCGAGGATGGTGCCCTCGTAATCTTCTGGGGCCGGCGTCCACGCCGTTGCCTCGCTTCCCTTCTCCAGCTTGATGTTCCGCAGCTCAATGTAGTCTCCGGCTTTGTAATTGCTGGCTGTGGTCCGGTTGCATGCGAACAGGAAGTACAGCATGGTGGCGTTGGCCGGAACAGTGAAAGTCCACTCGACACGTTTTGTCAGCACAGTTCCCTTCAGCGCCTGGGTATAGGTGCCCATGGTATAGGCTGTGCCGGCGGCTACCGTCCCGGCGGCAAAGGAGCCGTTGTTTGCCGCGTCGTGATAGAGATAGGCATACACATAATAGGTCGATGATGTTTTTGTGCCGGAGAGGAGCTTAAACTCAGCGTCACAGGAGAACGTATAGGTTTCCCCCGCAGTCAAGCCCATCATGGAGGCAATGGCCGGCGTCAGGTTTCCCATCCGAAGGGTGGTGCGGGAAGCATTGGACGAGGTCAGCCGCAAGCCGTGCTCCACCGGGGTGAGGTCTCCGGTGCTCTTCAAAAACTCCGCGTTGGTATTGTCGTCTGCAGCACCATCCAGAACACCGTGCAGGCCGTTAATGCAGGGCCGTTCTCCAAACCTTATGGACGGGAACAGCGTGCCCCAGATAAGGTTCCGGCCGCCGATCTCCCCAATGCGCTGCTGGGCTGCCAATGCAGCGGCTGCTGCGTCACCGGCGCTCTGCCCGGCCGCAACGGCCTGGTTATAGGCTGCCTTCGCCGCCTCATAGGACGAAGAGACAGAGACGTCCGCCCAGATAAAAGTGCCGTCCGTAAAGGCGGTCACTTCCGTTGTATAGAGCGTGCTGGTGGTGTCGGCAGAGAATGCCGGCTCGGTCGTGCCCCACCCGGCTCCAGGCGGGTTCGCTGTAGGCTTGGCCGGTATGGAGGCTGTGCTGGCCTGGAGCAGGTAATACCGAGTGACGGACTGAACGGCAGCAACAGTGGCCAGGGTGATGGCGGCGCTTGCCTTGATCGCCATACGTTCACCCCCTCAGGTTGTCTCCAGCTGCGCAATGTAGGTAGCCTTATTCGTCACATCCCCGGCGGAGATGGTCAGGGTGGGACCGGTGGTGGACAGCGGCGTGCTGCTGCCGTCCTTATACCAGCGGATGGTGCCCAGGGCGGTGAGGCTGCTGCCGGTAACCTCTGCCCCGGCTACATAGACGTGGGCGGTCAGGGTGGTGCTCACAGCCGTATTCTTGAAGATCGTCCCCCCGCTGGAGGTGATGCTCATGGTGATGGCATCCGCGCCCGCCGGGCCAGTGTCACCGGTGGCGCCCTTGATGTTGCTGACGTAGACCCACTTCGCCGCGGAAGCCGCGCCGGCCACCGTACACCTGTAGGTGTTCGCTGTGTCGGTGTTCAGATACATGTCGCCCAGCTTCGCCGCAGTAATGCCACTGCTTGAAAAGACGGTTGCCGTCGTACTGGTGCCGGTGATGGCGGTGCCTGTGTACCACTGCACACTGTCGCCGGCTGCGCCTGTGCCGCCCTTGATGTTGGCCACATACACCCACTTCGCTGCGGATGCGGCACCGGCTACGGTGCAGCGGTAGACATAGCTGGTGGACGTGTTCAGGTACATGTCGCCGATTTTGGCAGCGGTGATACCCGAGCCGGAGAAAACGGTCGCCGTGGTGCTTGTGCCGGTGATCTTTGTACCGGCGTACCATGTGGCGGAGGTGCCGTTGGTGCCCGGGGCACCTGTTGCACCAGTGAAGGCGATGGCGAAGGTGAAGAGCTTGTGGATGGTGATGTTGCCATTGTCCAGGGAGACGGGGATATCCACCGTTCCGCCAGTGCTCACTGTTGTATCCACGGAGATGGTCAGAGTGGGCTGAGTCGCATTGCTGTCCTTGGTCACCGTCACGCCGCTGGGCTTGGTGATGGCCGTCAAGTCCACGCTGGCTGCCACCTGGCTGGCGCCGCACATGGCGATGACCGTGGTGGTCGTGCTGCCCGCGTTAGCGGCGGAGATCCCACCGGGGAATGTGAAGCTGTCGTTGGTCAGAATGACGGAATAACCGTCTGTCAGGTCGACAATGGAGATTTGATCTGAGCTTTTGACTGCCATGGGTTTTCCTCCTTACGCTGTGATCAGGGAACACCGGAAAGTGATGGCGGCATCGACGTCTGCGGGCGTAACCGAAAAAACGAAGCCGTCGTCCGAGATATGACTGTCGGTAGCCAGCAGGGTACTCCACCCCGAATCCTCTGTCCGCCGCCATTCCCACTGCAGGTAAGCCCCGCTGCCGAAGACTTCCCGGAGCCGCATTCTGTTCTCAATGCACTCGCCATTCCAGTAGACCCGGGCCCGGAGTTCTGTGCTCATGGTATTACTTTTGAAGGCGGTACCCCGGGAGGAGTCAATTTTCACCACGGCCGGGGCAGCCTCGGCCATGCGGGTCTGCACCTGGCTGGAGACGGTGGTGACGACGCTCTGGTTGCTGGCAAGATTGAGGCTTTCGCCCAGCGCAGCGGCAATAGTTCCGGTTGTGAGCCTCTGGATGGTTGCCTGGCGGGCAAAGAGTTCATCCACGTCAATCCGGGCAGCGGTGAGCTTGGAGATGAGGGCTTCCACCGCCTGAACGCTGGAAGCATTCAGATCCGAGACAGTGAGGTCTGTCTCAACGATGTGCTGTCCGCTTTGGGTCTGTCCGGCCGTGATTTCGCCCTCGGTCACTGTGGCGTGGGTGGCGGTGACATAGCCGGTTTCAAGATCCACGCTCAGGGAGTAGTAGTGGTTATCGGCAGCCTTCACGCAGAGCTGGCCTACAGTCAGGTCCACCATCTGGGCGGAATCCACGGCGAGCTTCCTGAAGAAGAACTTCTCGCCGACGCCCTTCTCTATGAGTGCCTCATCCGCTGTCAGATCCTTGATATGGGCATAGCTGATGCCTGCCGAACCGATCTTCGCATCTGTAATGGCCGCATCCTGGAGCTGTGCCGTGCCCACCGCCGCTGTTCCGATCTTGGCCTGCGTAATGGCGCCATCGTCTATTTTGGCCGTCGTAATGGCCGCGTCCTGAACGTTCGCCGAGGAGATGGCCGCCTGTGCGATCTTGGCTGCTGTCACGGCAGCTGCCTGGATTTTCGCCTCCGTGACCGTCAGATCCTTGATCTGTGCACCGTCGATCTCGGCCTCCGCCACCCGGGCAAAAACGATGTCGGCGAGGTCCGCAGAAAGGTCCTGCACCTCGGCTGATTCCATGGCCGCGTGGTGGATCAGCGCTTTCACAATGGTCGCCGTATTGGCGTCCAACTGCTCGATCTGAGCTGTCTGAATGGTGGCGGAGGCGATCTCGGCCGCCACTGCGTTCAGGACTTCCGCCTGAAGGGAGGCAATGTCCGCGCTGCTGATTTCGGCTGAGATGAGGGAGGCTGTCTGCGCGTCCAGCGATTCGATGGATGCCTGGCCTACCTGCAGTCGGATCACACTGGCAACAGTAGCCACCAGGCTATTGATCTTTGCCACATCAATACCGGCGCTGCTGATCTTTGCGTTTGTAATGGACGCATCCGCCAGATTGCCAGCTGTCACCGTGCCGGCGGCGATCTTGGTCCCCGAGACAACGCCACTGGGCAGCTGATAACCGGCGATTGACGCACCATCCACGGCGAATACATCGCCAACGGTGATCTTCCTGTACCGGCGGGCAATGCAGTCCCATTCATACTGGCAGACCCGGGCAGTGGCTGAAAAGCCGGTGGGCGCATGGGAGATATGCACAGTATCGTAGAGGAATACCTGCTCCAGCTGGCGGTACTGGGCGTACTCTTCTGTGTCGCCCAACATGGTGAATTCCACAGTGAGCTCCAGAGCAGCCATATCACAGCCGGCCTCGAATTCCTCCTGGGCTGCCTTCCGCATCAGGGTATAGCAGTCCGCTTTTGTCAGCGTCTTTCCGCTCTCGTCCTTTTTGCCCTCGGCGGCCTCCTTTACATCCAGCTTCTGCATCCGGACTACAGGAAAAGCATCGATGTTGGGGCTATCCAGAAAAGTCTCTGGCAAGAGAAGCGCATTACCGTCGCGGTCTGTGCCGGCAGGGATTAGCCTGGTCACCACATCCGATGTGTCCTTTTCCCACGTCACGCCCTGCAGGTTCCTGCCGAAAGCGATCTGTACGCCACGGTCGGTCTCCTCGTCCGCCAGCAGGTAGAAATCCCGGCCATCCCGAAGAAGACGGGCACGGGCGTGCTGCACCAGGCCCACATCCGGATCCAGAAGCAGCTGGATGCCGTTTCTGAAAGATAGATCGCCGGTATACGAGCCGCCCGGGATGGTGCAGACAATGGATGGCGTATAGGCGTGAGGATCGTTGCTGGAGAAGAAAGCATTCTCCTGAAACCGGGCACATACTGTGGCATAGTTCAAGGCGTCCTCCACATTCAGGCTGCCAGCCAAGACCCCCGCGAAGTCGTAGGAGAGATGTCGTGCTTTCACAGAAACACGAAGCTTTGCGGTATCCACCTTCACGCTGTAAATGCGGAAAGGCTGCTCGTGCCACTGCCGGGCACGCTCGCCTGCCACAAAATCTTCGGTCATACTGACGGTCTCTGTTCCGGCAGGAAGTGTATCCCGGGTCAGAACATAGCCGGATTTTCCGTTCCGGCTGCGGGCCTTGTGGAACAACACATTTTCCACCCCGAGGTCGTACCAGGTGGTTTCCGGCGAAATCCTCTCGAGGACGGGTGCGGAGACGGATGGTCCGGAGCGCAGCAGCGCCTCCTGGGCACTCTCCCGGAGCTTGACCGTAGTGGTGGGCGTGGGCGTTTCCGCTGTGGTAATGACAAAACGGATTCGCTTGTAGACTGCGTTGGAGTAGTAGGAGTTCCAAAGATAGAAATTGAAGGAGCCTGAACGCTTGCCCCGCCAGATGGATTCCGGCACGGGAAACTCCACCAGGGAGCCGGGCGTCGTGTTCACGAAGCGCTGCCAGACCGGCGAAACGCCATTGCTGGAAATGCCATAGCATACGAAATTCCGCTCTGTGACCAGCCGGACAGTCATGCCGCTGACGTCGCTGTCAATACTCCAGTTCACAGCAAAGTGCCGCTCCTCCTCAATAGAGACGCTGCCGCCCCAGCTGGTGGACGTGGAATCATACGGTATCACCAGGGTACCGTGGGTGTAGGGCGTCTCAACAATGACACTGGAGCCGTCCAGATCGGCCTGTGATAGTACAGTGGGATCAATGCAGACCGCGGGCACCGGCGCACGAATGATGGCGTTCTCCGTCAGATACTTCCATCTTCCGTCATAGGTGATGGGATGCTCCATCTCCAGCTCGTACATGCCGCCGGCCTGCTCAGTGACGGTGCAGGACGTGGGCAGGAGAGTGCACAGGCCGTTCCCTGCAAACTCAGTCTCATGCTGATCATAGACGCAGATCATTTCACACCCACCTCCAATTGGGCAGGACAGAGACCGCAGACGCCGGGCCCGTCCAGGAGACAGGATGTGCGCCGTTCAGTACCACATCGGCGGTCTCAAGAATGACCCTGGGGCTGGTCAGCAGCGGGGATACGTTCTCCATGGTAGCGCTGTTGTAGTACAACTGCGCCTCGTAGTCCAGGATATAGGTTCCTGCAGCCGGCGCGTTTAGCGAAATGAGGTTTGCACCAATCTGCAGGATAATGGTTCCCTCATCGTCTGCAGTCATGGTGATGGTCGGATAGCAGGGCTGATTGCCGCTGTTGATGACATCGCCCATGGCATCTGGAGTAAAAGAAAAAACGGTCTCCGCCGTGGCAGGCCAGATCCGTTTCAACGGACTGACGTCAAAAGGGACGGTAAAGTTACGGTACTCCCGGCCCTTCACAATCTGGGCAAAATCGATCTGGTTGATAATCCGCGCCCGGTAGGCCCGATTGGGCTCATTCCCCAGCACCAGCAACCCTTCCCCTGTCAGGAAGGCACAGACAGCCTGCATATCGGCGGACGGCCTGCACCAGCACTTGACATTTTTCAAGTAGTTGTCGTAGACCGGGTAATCGCCCTCCGGAATCACCAGTTTCCCGGACAGCCCGGGTATGGCCACCTGCTCCACGCGCTCCTTCGGCTTTACCATGGGCGGGTAGGTCTCCACCATGATGCCCAGGGTGCGACAATCTGTGCCTTTCCAGATAAAGTATGGGATGCGCATGGTTGAAGCCTCCTGTTATGTTTATGCGGCAGTTGTGATAAAAGTGGATAGGCGTCGGGCTGCGATCATGACCCATACCCCGCCATGGCCCGCTTCTGGAAGTACGTCATCTGTTCCATAAGCGCCTCGGCGTCCATTTCACCCTGCATGACCATGGTGTCCACGTGCAAGGTGCTCGTTGCGTTATAGGTCTCGTTTCTGGTCTGGTTGTTGTTCACTTGGCCTGCTCCATCCACTGCGTAACCGGCCAGATGCCGGACAGCGTTGGCGTAGATCCGGGCTTGCTGCCTTGTCTCCTCCTGAAAGCCCGCAGCAATGCCCTGGGCAAGATAGACGCCCACCTCCCGCTTGAAGAGACGGGACGGGGATGCAATCATGCCAGCTTGCCGCATGGCGGTCAACAGATGGTCCATAGTGGCCTGAGCTGAAGGCCCAAAGTTGAACGTTGTCATGGCCGCTGCAACGCCACCGGCCAGGTTGCTGCCGACCTCGGCACCACCGCTGGCAGCATCGTCCTGCAGCTGCTCCATTTCGGTCTGCAGACCGGAGCGGTCCAGGGCATCCTCCCAACTGACCTGCGGCAAGCCATAAACGCTCAGCATGCTGTTCCAGGTTCCCATGTCAGGGCCTGCACTGCCATACTGGCGGAGCATATCCTCAACCAGGCCCATTCCGCCGCTGCCATTTCGGAAGAAGTCATCCAGATCGCGCTGTCGCTGCCGTTCTGCTGCTTCAGCCGCACGTTGCTGTTCTGCTGTATTTGCGTTCTCAATGGTTACTTCCGAAGCGCTGGCGATCAGGCTGTCTACCGTGGCGTCCATGTTGTCCATGTCCACATCGAGCCCCGCTTCCTGCAGGACGCTCATGAGCCCCTGTCGGAATGTTTCGCCCTCGCCGTATTCGCCATAGATTTTGGACAACGCCGCGATTCTTCTGTAATCCTCCAACTGCTTCTCATCCAGCGCTCCCCCACCCAGCATAAGCTTTGTGGCTTCCCCCATAAAGCGCAGGATCTCCACGGCCTCATTATCGTTGAAGCCAAAGGTGCCGTTCAGGTTCTTTGCACCCCACAGCCACATCGCGGCCAGAGGATTTCCCTGTACCGCGTCCGCATGGCTCCAGTATTGCTGTCCATTCAGTTCGAAGAAACCAAGATTGTTCAGCTTTTCATTCACCTTATCCATGGAGGAAGGGACAAAAAGCCCGCTGGCGGTCAGGTCGTATTGAGCATCCTTCAGGCTCTCCTCGTCGCCCACAATCTCGGGGACGATGGCCACATGCACTTTTCCATCCGCATCGAACAGGACCAGGTCGCTGGGCTTCAGCTGATCGTAATCGAAATTGACAGTGACATTGATGCCGTTCTGCCAGATGTCAGCACCGGAATTCTTTAAAAGCTCTTGATCCTCTGGAGCAAGGCTTCCGTAGCGGGTGTACGCGTTTGTCTTGCTGCCGGTGCCGCTCTCCGTTTGGCTGATGGCGCTTCGGTCAATAGCTGTCAACCGAAGAACACCGTCTACCGTGACCGCCGGCGCATTGACGGTGGTTGCAGTGATGTTCAGAGAGGTGCAGACCATATCCGTGACTGCCCCCGCATTGATAGTGGCACCGGTGGCCGCCACAAAGCTGGTTACGATGGCCTCGATATCACCGGGCTTCAGCTGGCTTTTGTCCACGTTGGCGCTTTCCACATAGCTGGTAACCAAGGCGGCAACCGTCACCTCACTGCTCAGCTCCGCGCCGGTCAGGACCACGGGTGCCCCTTCCTCATCAGTCAGGCCGTTGACAAACTTTGTGATGGTTGCCTCTGCTGTCAGATTCTCCAGCGCCGACCGGTCGGTGGCTTCGGTGATCCCGTACCGGCTGATCAATGCCTCGACGGTGGGGCTGATGACCGAGGGGTTGGCTTCCGGCACAAAAGCGCTGACAATCGCCGTGATGCCCGTCGGGGTCAGGTTTCGGATGTCAACACCCTTGGACGCCACATATCGCTCCACAGCGGCTGTTACGGACAGGCTGTCGGTAAAGTCGATCGGCCCATTCTCCGCATTATAGCCGTTGACGAAGCTTGTGATACTGGCCTCGGCTGTCAGGCTGTCCAGGTCGCTGGTGTCCGTGTTTTCGTCCACCGTAATCTTTATCGCCTTAACCTCTGCCTCCAGCTGATAATTCCCGTTATCACCAAACCCTTCCCATACCTCCTGCATAGGGGTGATGCCATAATTGCCGAATATGGTCGCTACCTCTTCGGGAATGGCATCGCCAAAGATGGTATTCAGCCCGCCGAAGGTCTTTCCACCGTTCTTGAAGTACGCGGCCAGGCCAGCGTACATGCCGATGGCTCTCTGTATGCTGTCGGCATTCGGCAGACCGCCGATGAATTCTTCATCGCCGAAGCTGTAGATCATGGACAGCAGGCTGAGCATTTGCGTCCATTTGCCCTCGTCCATACCGGCGGTGAAATCCTCGATCTCCGCGAGAACCCCGCTGCGCTCCTGGTCGTTCTCAGCCTGCTCATAGCGCTGGATCAGCCTCCAAAGTGTCTCCAGGTCAGACAGAGTCTCCTGAAAATCCCCACCCTTCACCACTTCGTTGAGGATGGGGAGAAGGCCCTCCTGATACCGCTCCGCGCCGGCATTCCAGTCCTGCTGATACTGGGTTTTCAGCACTTCCTGCATCGCAATGGCGGCATCGCGTTCCTGCACCAGCTGGGCATTCTGCTTTTGCAGGCGCTTCAGCTCCTGCTTTTCAGCGTTGCTCTGCCGTTCCTTGCCGCTGATCTCCGCAATGCGGGCGTCATTGGCCTCGATCATGCGGTTGGTGGTGTCGATGATATTCTGCTGGGATGCCCAGTCCTTGTCAAACTGCGCATTGAGCTTTTCTGAGTACGATGACCAGCCCTGCATGTAGGCGACCGCCGCGTCCTCGTAAGCAGTATCCGGCGCATCCACGCCCAGAATCTCTGCCCTGCGTTTTACGTCCTCCAGGGCACGGTCAATGGCATCAAAACCAGTGTCCGTGGATTCCTCTTCCAGACGGTATTTGATGACAATGGCCTGCCGCTGGTTAATCAGTTCCTGCAGCCGGTCAAGTTCCTTCTCGGTGAAGTCACGGTTCCGGGCGTTTTTCAGGATCCGGTCGTATTCTTTGTCGATCTTGTCCAACGCCTTCATGTCCTCGGATATGCTGTCGGACAGTACACCGTAGCCCATGCCGCGGGCCGTTTCCTGAAGGGTCAGCATGCCTTCGCGGGTATCGTTTGTCAGGGCATGCCAGCCATTCTGCCAGTACTGAACCGTCTCAGCGGACTTTCTCTTTGTAGAGCTCCAGCCCGTACGCATGTTGTTGAAGAACGTGTCCGCAGATTTCTTCTGAACAGCAAACACATCTGTGGTCAGGCCGAGCTGGCCCAGGCCATCCCGCTGGAAGAAGGTGCTGGCTGCATTGTTCTTGAAGTCCTGCGCGGTTCGGTTCATGCCCTCAATAGCTTCCCGGGCACGTTTGGCGCCGGTGGCATACTCCACCAGTGCGACCGTCCCGGCGATGACTGCTGCAGTAATCGCAAGGCCAATACCGAGCTTGGCGCCGGTGGACAGGCCACCCACTACTTTCAGGAACCCCTTCGCCCCGCCGCCTGCTACTGTCACAGCCGCGCTGAACTTACCCAGCATGGACAGGCCTGAGCCCAGGGCCTTCGCAAGCCCGCCTACGCCGGTGAGCAGCCGGCCGAAGATCAGCAGGCAGGGGCCGGCTGCCGCTGCGATCATTGCCCATCTTTCGATGTTCCCGCGCTGGGCTTCGTCCATGCCCATGAAACCGGCGATCAGCCGCTCGGCCTCCTTCATCAGGTCCTGCAGCATAGGATTCAGGTCATCGCCGATTTGCCGTGCAGCCTCCGTAGCTTTGTTTTTCAGATTGGCCAGTTTGGATGCCGTTGTTCCATAGCGCTTATCTGCCTCTACCTGCAGGGTGGTGTTCCGGGCCCACGCCGAGTTGGCCATGGCCTGCGCCCGGGCAAACAGCGTTGTGTTGTTCGTGGCGCGGAGCATCACATCCCGAAGCCGGAGTTCTTTGATGCCGATTTCATTGAGAACGGCAATGGCGCTGATGCCTTCCTCGTCCATGGCAGCAAGGCCATTGATGAAAGCCTGGAAAACCTGAATTGGATCATTGGCCCAGGCCGACTTGAACTGCGCCGCTGTCATCCCGCAGACCTGGGCGAACCCCTCCAGATCCTTTCCCCCTGTGTTGGCCGCCACCTCCATCTTGATCAGTGCCTTGCTCATGGCAGAACCGCCCATCTGTGCTTCCAGGCCCAATGAAGACAGTGCGGTTGCAACACCCATGACCTGAGCTTCCGTCAAACCGATCTGTTTGCCGGCGCCCGCCAGGCGTAGGGACATTTCCATGATAGGCGCCTCGGTTGTGGCGAAATTGTTGCCCAGCTCAATTAGCGTGGAGCCCATCCGGTCAAAGTCGCCCTGATTGGATCCCATGATATTGGCAAATTTCGCCAGCGTTGTAGCGGCTGTCTCTGCATCAATGTCCGCCGCGGTATTGGAGATATCGATCATGGTTTTGGAGAAGGTCAGCAGGTGTTCGTTGGCAATGCCGAGCTGACCTGCGGTGGCCACCACCTGGGCGATCTCATCGGCGGAGCGGGCATAGCGGGTGCTCATGTCCACAATGGCATCGGACAGCTCCTGATATTCCTCTGCAGTTGCCTTGACGGTCTTGCGGACGTAGGCAAACGCAGCCTCATAGGAGATAGCAGATTTCACAGCATAAGTGCCAAGGGCAATCAGCGGGGTGGTGATGTAGGTCGTCATCATCCGGCCTGTCCGGGCCATGGAGCGTCCGACCTTGGTCGCCATGTTGCCGAAGGTGGTCAGTGCAGTTCCCGCTCGCGTCCAGGCAGAAGACAGCCGGGCTGCCTCCAGCTCGTTCCGGCGCATCTCCTCTTCCATGGCCTTCAGCTTTGCCCGGGCGTCATTCAGCTTGGCCGTCAGGTCGGCCACCTTGGTCTTGTTGTTCTGAAGGGCCCGCTCCTCTGCCTTGACCTGCTCCTCCAGCTTTTTGATCTCATCCCGGAGCTGCGTGGCCTTGTCTTTCATCTCCTGCTCACGGGCTGCAGCCTCCTGGGCAGCAGCTGTCTGCTGCTGGAGCAGCGCAGTGAGCCTGGCCTGTTCTGTATTCAACCCCTGGAGTTGCGTCCGCAGCTGGCCGTCAGACTGGGCAAGGCGGTACATCTCAGCTTCAGCAGCCTGCGCCTGAATGCTGTTTTCTCCAAAGATCGCCGTGGTTTCTTCATAGAGAATCTCCGCCTGGGCCAGCTCTGCGCGGTTCTGCTGCAGGGCACCGGTGACGCCGGCAATAGCAGCACGGTTTGCGTTCAGCGCCTGCTGCGTGGCATTCATCCGGGCATTCGCCACAATAGTGGTGGTCTGGGCGTACTGGATCTGATTTTCCAGCAGGGCCAGCGAGGACTTGGCAGCCTGAAGCTTCGCCGAGTACTGTTCCAGATATCCCTGGGTGGCGGAAAGGGTAGCGTTTGCTGTCCGCAGCTTGCCCTCGTACTGTTGCACAGCCAGCGTCTGCAGGTTAATCTTCTGGGAAAGCTCCGTATGCTTGGCCGCAAGACCGGTCAGGGAGGTGTCAAAGGATTTCGTGCCCGCAGCGGCCAGCCTGAACTCGCTCTCCGCCTGCCGGATCGCGGCGGCAACAGAGCGCAGATTACGGTCAAAATCCCCCTGGTTCAGAGACAGGGTAACAACCAGGTCGCGTACGGACTCGCTCACATTCTCACCTCCCGGGTCTCAGTCCCGGCCAAACCTCATCAATATGCTTCTTTTCCCTGGAGGTATCCGGCTGTTTTTTTCTTCGGGCATTCCATGCCCGGATCCGTAGGAATCCCAGCATATCCATGTCGTCGATCTCATTCATATGCCAGCCGCTGTCCAACAGGGAGACATAGGTCGAATAAACAAAGTCCGACAGCGTTACTTTTCGCTCGGCGTCATCGCTGTCGGCTTCAAAGGGAAATCGGAGAGCACCTCCGTGGTGGCTGTCTGCACAGCCATCAGGGCAACGGGAATATCCACCATGATGCTGTCGCAGGGATAATTGTCATAGAACTCATCCGGGGTAAACTGGTTCCCGAACAGGATGCAGAACCAGCGCACCAGGGTATCCATAGCCGAGGCCAGAGTAGGCGCATCACCCTTGTCTGCAGGGTCGCCGCCCTCCATAGCCGCATTGGTCATCTCGATGATTTTTGCATACATTCGTGCCGCAGGCTCCATCTCCCGGAGCGCCCGGCCAGTGACCCTGTCCACGCAGTATTTCTTTTCCCCCAGGGTGCACGTGATCATATTTCTTTCCTCCCGATTCTGAATAATGAAAAACCCCGTCCGTTTGACAGGACAGGGTTGTAGACTCGCTGGATTTGTCCGGCTTACGCCTGTTCTTCTGCATGCACTGCGGCCTGCTTCAACACGCGAACGCCGGCGATTTCGCTCACGGGGATTTCGCAGCTCGTTTCTTCCCCTTCTTTTATGCAGATCAGCACAGAACGACCATTCTGCCGCTCCAGTCGACAGGGTGTGACGTGAAGACGCTCAGCTTTTTCGTCTGCATTGGCATTCATGACCAGCGTCACCTTCCGGCCCTTGGCAATGGCGACGGCCAGATCGTTGGCCGTAGCAAAGAATGCCGGATTCACTGGCGCGTAAGCACTGTTTCCCGCTGTGGGCGTGTATCGCGGGCCCGCCATGGTAGACAGACGCTCCAGCAGTTCCATGCGCCTGTCGTCCGGGATATCCGAGGCCATGATGCACGCGTTCAGGTAGTCCAGCTCCTCCGCCGTCATGAGGTGATCATAGTACCAGCCCTTTTGGAACTTCACAGGATGGCCGGCCTGCTGAAGTGCTGCAAGGTTTTTCCTGACCGTCTTCCGGGTCGCTGTCAGGTTATGCTCCTCTTCCAGCAGCTTAATGATGGGTACCTGCCGGATATGCTTCTTGGCATCTGTATGCTCCTGAAGTATCGCCAGGATCGCCATGGGTAATTGCTTCTTCTGCTGCGCCACAAACAGCACCTCCATTTCTCTTCATGCTGATTGTATCAGAATGTGCTCAATGATGCAACAGCAGTTTTTCAATGGAGATGCCGTATCTGGTTTGCAAGAAAGACCAATATGGGCAATCAGCAATTGGATGTGGTATTTTGGCACTCATTTGCGATCTGGTTTTATCTGTCTGTATCGTCCTCTTCTGCCTGATGCGTCTGAAAATACCAAGCGATTTCAGCTTCGGTTGCCCTGCGAATGAGCAGTTTTCCACAGTCCGGGCAGCGTTCCGGCTTTGCATCTGCTTTGAATGTGTACAGGCAATCCTCACAGGTGAAGAGCATTCCGTGTGGCCTCCGTCTCATTGCTCTGAGTTGGGCGATGTATTCTATATCGCGGGAGTTGTTCCTCATAAGGGAGCCGTCCTCTCGTTATTGCATAGGGGCATCAATGAGTATACCAGTTCTCCGGGGAGAATGACAGATCTGAAATTGCTTTTTCACTGTTCCGCTTCAGTCAGGGCAAGGTATCTCTCAAGGAGTTTTGCAATAGTTCCATTCTGAATCATGCGATCATAGAGGCCTTCATTGATTCGCTCCCCACCGATGATAGCAGTCAGGTAGGTGTATACCTCCTGCAGCGCCAAGGTATCAAAGGGCTTGTCCCTGATCTGCATGATCCTTTCCTTGTGCTGCCGGTCCCAGATGCCGCCGTTATATACGTATTCCAGCAGCTCGACAGCAGTCTGATCATTTTGCCACAGGCTCTCTTTGTGCTCTGCCTGCAAGAATCTCTCCGCAATTTCACGCATCGTTTCTCTCCCACCATTTCATTAGTGTTTGGAACGCACTGCTTCCAATACCAGTTCGACAATCCGTCCACGATCGTTTGTTTTGATTTGATGGACGCGGAAAGATGTATCCCGGTTGAACAAGAATTCGTATTCTCCGCTATTAAGAGAGATTGGATCAACATACATTCCAGATATCCCTTTATGGACAAAGATCGTATATCTGACATCTGCATACCATGCACTGTCAGTGTGGGTGCCGGAAGACATGAAACCTCTGTCTACAACTGTCCTTCCGATCCGACTTCGAAGAAATGCAGGATCTGACATCTGCGCCTCCGTTCCGCCCAGCAGATTGGCAGTCCAATGGAGATTTGCCCCGCGGTACGCCATCATGTTCTCTGCAGCCCTGAATCGTGATAATCCAGCTGTTGTACCATCGATCAGGTCTTGGAGACCCGGAGAAGGAGTATGCCCCTCTCTCAATGCTGTGTTTATTCTGCCGTAGAGGTTGCCCGTATACTCTTCTATGCCTGTTCGCTCAGCAGGTGTCATTGCGTTCCACACGTTCCAGGCGAAATTGTGGTTAATGTTCCAGTTGATCGCCTCGCGCTGCGTAGCAAAATCCCGAAACCCGGTCAGGTTCGTGGGCATGTGTCCGAAGGTCCTTGCGGTGGCCCGGTGAGATGCTCCGCCTCCGGTTCCCATATAACCTCACCTGCCCCGAAAAGTAAAGTCCCTGTTCAGCGTGAAAGTGTCATAGTACGGGCTGTGGTGCTCGATCGGACCATTACACTCATCCGGGATGTCACCGAAAAAGATGATCCTGTCCGGCTGCAGCCGACTGCGCATCTCCTTGTACCCGCTGATGAACAACTGTCGGGCGTTTTTGTTTTTCATCTTGCCCACGGACGAGACGGAAACCGTGCCGCCCACAGGCTCGCCGTCAAAGCACCAGGCATAGCTGTCCGGGGTGGACCATCCAACACTGGGAATCACCATCAAGCCCTGCTGCTGCCAGTAGGCTCCCAACTGATGCTTGCGCCAGTGGTTGTAGATTTGCACTGCCAGCGGATAGTCCGTGAACATAGAAAAGTCCGGCGTCATAACAGCCGGAAACTGTTTCAGGAAAGAGGCATACCGGGGCGGATCGCTCCACACCCGCTGAAAGAGATAATCGTCAATATAAAAATGCACGCCGTACAATTCACGGTCGTGCTCTTGCAGGGCATGATTGAAGCGGATCCATTCCAGTCTCCGCTCCAGGTGGACAGGGTGGAGAATGGGGATGCCGAAGGGACCGCTCTGGTCAAACAACCCGAGTTCCAGGTGGTGCCCATTTCGGGCCAGCGCTTCCAGCGACATCCCCATCATCTCCAATCTCTGTCACAGGTTGGTATCAGCCGCCACCACCGGTCGCGGGCGTGAAGGCCGGCTCATACACCGACGTCAGGAAGGCAGCCGCCTTTGTGGCATCAAAGCCACCCTCTCCCTCGTCCGCTACAGCCTGGTAGCGGCCGTCATGGGTGCGCTTCACAGCGGTGAACTCCACCTCGGGATTCTGGCGGGTCACCTTATCGCCTTCCTTCGTGGCGAATTTCTCCTCAAGGGGCTTCGCACGGACCTTGTAGAGCCAGACATACCGGAACTTGCCATCGCTCTTCTCAGACTTGAAACCAATGGCGAAGTAGGGCGGCTTGTCCTGAGCCGTGCGGATCAGCACACCGTTGTCGTCAATGGTATTGGCGAAGAACTTCTCCTGGATCGTCAGGGGAATGTCGGCCATTTTCAGCTTGAAGGAGATCTTCGGGTCGGCATACAGGGTGTCGAACTCGATGTCATCAGCGTAGAGGATATCCGGATCCTTGTTGTCCGGTGTCACCGTCGCCTCGATGGCACCGGGCACCAACTGCAGGTCGCCGTAGCTGTGCCCTTCTTCTGTATCAGTCAGCAGCGGAGCGAAAACAACATTTTTCAGACCGATGGTCGAGGAGACATTGGGGGAAGAAGCAGGATTCGTAGGCATTTTCAGGCCTCCTTGTATTGATTTTTCGTTACAGGTCGTTCAGTGCAGATGTGAGGACGCGCTTGATCTCGTCGTAAGCCTCATCTTTCTTTGCATCGAATGCAGGACGGACAAAGGGATGAGGCGGAGCGGGGGCAGGCCCGCCGTGCCCGTACTCCACCGGGTTGGCATAGTACGCACCGCTCTCGCTGTGGTGGACGCCGATGGAGATTTGCTTGCCGCGCTCCCGGCGCTGCCGCACCCTGCCCGTATGGATGGACGAGTGCAGCGTGTCTGTGATGATTTTCGGATCAGTGCTGGCGTTTTGGAGCATCTGATCTTCAATCGGAACTGCGCCGGCTTTCAGGGCGTTGTTCACCGTCCGGTCCGATGTTAATGCTGTGGCGATGGCCGTCAGCTCTTCCGCCAGTTCCTGAAAACCCTGCGTTTGCAGCGACATTTACGGCGCCTCCGGGATACACCAGGTCCAGGCAATGCAGTACTGCCGCGTGGCAGTATCATATGCCGGCTGATTGTAGCCTTTGTCAGATTCTTCCACCATGCCAAAACCGGCTGCATACATGGCCTGCCGGATCGCATAGCGGGCTTCGGTGGGATCGTCGTCCGACCAGAGATTCAGGTAGACATACGTGCGATATCGGGACGGGTGATCGTCCTCATGGGCCGCCTCAACCGTAATGGTTGAATAGACACAGTATTGCCGCGGGGGATTCTGGTTGATCCCGGAGGCCCTCCACACGCCCGCATATACGGGAATGTCCAGCCCCCGAAAGGCCTCCTGTACCTGTCTCATCCGCTGACCCCCTTCGCCACGGACGCTTTCAGGCCAAGATAATCCCGCCTGAACGAGTACTCGCCCAAGGTCGAAATCGTCCACTTCTCGCCATGAAACTTCACCCACATGCCAGGCTTAATGTCGGGTCGGTATCGGATGGTGAAGTTCACCACCGCCTCCGTGTTCATGACATCGGCACTGCGGTAGTGCTGGTTTCCGGCATCCGTAGCCGATGCCCATACGCGGCAGATGACCACATCCTTCTCCAGCGGGTAGCCGTGCTCGCTGACTACATGCTCCGTATAGCCGATCTCCACCCGGTGCTTGAGGTCCCCCGGGTGCGGGGTGCCATCAAAGTTTTTGTAACCGCGCAAGAAAACCACCTCTTTTTGGTGGATAATATCCAAAATCAATGGTA